AGAACGCTGAGTTGTCTGTGCTGGTGCAGCAGTCGGCGGTGTTCCACCATTTGCCCATTGAGTTGAAGCGCAAGCAGCTAGGGCAGGAGGAGTACATCTCCTACACCAAGCAGAATGGCTTTGCCGGGAACAGTGTGATCTTTGCAAATGGCAGTCGCATCCTATTCAAGACGTACAGCCAGTTCCAGCAGAATCAGACGGTGCTTGAGGGCTTGGAGCTTGGGTGCTATTCGCCTGTGGTAGCAAACCTTGGGGCGTGGTGCGATGAGTACCTTGGTGGGCCTGACCTGATTAACACGCTGTCCTTTCGTCTGGCTACCCGTAATGCCAAGATGCTTCTAACCTTTACGCCCATTGATGGGTACACAGAGACGGTGCGGCAGTACCTTGAGGGGGCAACGACGATTGAGGAGAAGCCAGCGGAGCTACTGAACAATAGGATGGTCCCGTATGTGCAGCGGTGTTCCAAGCAGGATGCGGCTATCATTTACCTGCACACGAAGGACAATCCATTCTCGGGGTACGAGCGGGTGGCTAAGGAGGCTTTGGCTAAGGGTGATGAGCAATGGGTGCTATGCCGCTTGTATGGCATCCCGACTAAGAGCATGGCGACCAAGTTCCCGCTCTTTAACTCTGCGATCAATGTTGTTAAGCACGAGCTAATCCCACGGTCCAATGTAACCCGCTATCTGATTCTTGATCCTGCTGGTTCTAAGAACTGGTTCCTGCTGTGGATAGCCGTGGACGAGGATGGTGCGTTCTGGGTTTACCGGGAATGGCCTGATGTCAATGTGGGCGACTGGGCTATCTGGGCTGGGAGGAAGTGGTCCTATGGAGACGGAGCCAAGGGTCTTGGCTATGGCATTAGGGACTACATTGATCTGATCACTCGATCAGAGGATACCGAGCAAATTTTTGAGCGACTGATTGACCCGAGAGCCGGTGCGGCTAAACGCCCAGGGCTTACGGGGGCGAGCAGTATCATTGAGGAACTGGAAGACGTGGGGCTTCTGTTTGTTCCTGCGCCGGGTCTGGACATTGAGGATGGAATTCAGGCCATCCAGACTAAGATGGCGTACAACACAAAGATCCCGGTTGATTCGGCTAACCATCCCCATTTCTACATTTCTGATCGCTGTGCAAACACGATTGCTGCGCTAAAGGAATACACGGGCGCAGCAGGTCCAGAAGAACCGTGGAAAGATCCTATCGACTGTTTAAGATACGCGGCAACAACTCCTTGCGTTTACATTGACCCAGCGGGCATGAAGACAACGGGAAAAAAACGAGGTTATTAATGAAGGTTAAAATTACAGAACTAGCAGAGCAGCTTGGTGTTAACGTCAATGATCTAATGATGCTTAAGACCCAGAAGCTCACAGAGGATGACTACACGGGCCACGGCAACAAAACATGGTTCACCGAGGATGCCGTTGTAAAGATTAGACTCGCTCTGGATATTCCAGAGTTTTCCCCAGATGTCATGTACGCTACCTTTGTGCATGATGCGCCAAACCCTCGATGGGTCTACGCCAACATACAAGGTATTGGTGGTAAACATGCTGTCCTAATTCCACGAAAGCTGCGTGGTAAACTCAACAATAAGAAATTCCCGGTTCATGGCATCACAGACACTACAGGAACAACGTATCGGCACGCATCACTCATGGGAGGAAACGTGTAATAGTGATTGGATTGGCGAGCATGTAGACCGCTTGTTGGCATTTGAGATTTTGTACAAGGAGCTTACCGGCAATCCAGAAAATTTAAAGCCAAAAGTTATTTGCGAAAAAATTGGGGTACACCCGACGTTTACGCATAAGGCAGTTGGTTCATTTATCGAAAAGTTTAAAAATCCATGACTCCCGACAACGACGAGAAATCACTGACATACGCAGCTAAAGAGCCAAATGTAAATGCGCTGCGCCGTGCATACGAGAACACGCTTGCCGACCTAGAGCCATACTTCCAGCAGTGCCGCCAAAGCTACGATGACCGTAATAACATCTGGCCGGGTAAGACGCGGGATCTTCGTAAGCATGGGTCTGATGCTTTTCCGTGGGAGGGCGCGTCTGATTCTGAGGCGCATGTCATTGATGAGCGGATTAATAGCTATGTTGCGTTGCTGATGTCCTCGATGCAGCGTGCGAACATTCGCGCTTACCCCGTGGAGATGGGCGACATGGGCCGTGCCCGCGTTATCAGCTCGTTCCTGAAGTGGATGCTCAGCAGCTATATCCCTCGCTTTAAAAAGGAGATGGAGGCTTCCTGCAACCATCTGCTTGAGCGTGGCATTGCTATCACCTACGTTGGCTGGCAGCGCGAGGATCGCACGTTCCTCCAGCGTCTTGACCTTAACCAGCTTGCTCAGGTTGACCCTGCGCTCGCCACTGCGGTTGTAGAGGGTCTGGCCGATGACCAGATGATCCAGATGCTAAAGTCTGTTTACCCAACGGTAAGCGACAAGCGGGCAAAGCAGGCGTTGAAGGATTTGCGTAAGCAGGGCGTTGCCGAGATTCCGGTAAGCCGTCGTCAGGTGGATGCGCCGCTTGTTCAGGCCCTTACCCCTGATGGTGATTTCTTTTTCCCGTCCTATGTTACTGATCCGCAGCGTGCCCCCTTCTGCTTCTGGCGTACCTACTACACAGCGCAGGAGCTAAAGAACAAGGTTGCCACTGAGGGCTGGGACGAGGACTGGGTTGACTACGTTATCGAGCACTACAAGGGCGTAAACGTGGACACGATTGGGCAGGAAAACAACACGCGCAAGACCCTGCTGTGGGACGACGTTGTTTACGAGGCCGACGAACTGGTTGAGGTGGTCTATGGCTACCAGCGCTTGATCGACCCGCTTGATAATTCTGAGGGCATTTATTGCACGGTGTTCCACCGGGAGCTTTCTGCCAAGATGGGCGACGTAAAGCCCTACGCCAAGTTTGAGCTGATGAATGGGTACGAGGACTACCCCGTGGTAGTTACCCGCCTTAGCGAGGCTTCTAAGCGGGTCTATGACGTGCAGAGCATGTCTGACATGCTGCGTGGTATCCAGTGGCAGGTTAAGGTGGAGCGCGATAGCCGCATTGACCGCAACTCGATGGCTACCATGCCGCCGATCATGCACCCTGTTGGTAACGCCCCCAGCGACTGGGGACCGGGCCGCTTTGTGCCATACCGTCGCGGTGGTGAGTTTCAGTTTGGACCCACCCCGCAGTACAACCCTGGCTCCGTTGAAATGGAGCGCACGCTAATTGACGTGGCTGACAAGCTGGTTGGCCTTAGCGCAAACGATCCAATGTCTGGCATCAAGCGTCAGTTCATCTTGGACAAGTTTCTTAGCCATGTTCAGGACGTGATTAAAATGACTTTCCGTTGCTTCCAGCGGTTTGGCCCAGATCAGGTGTTCTTCCGTGTTACCGGCGTGCCCGATCCAATGCGCTTTGATAAGGGCGACCCTGACGAGAACTTTGATATTGTCATTGGGTACGACGTTCTGAACTCCGATCCAGAAACACAGGAATCCAAGCTGAACCAGCTTGTTAGCCTGATGCAGCTTGATCGCAATGGCCGCATCAATCCAGACACCCTGATTGACATTGCCGCCAACGCCATTGATCCGATTGCCGCAGATGCCATTCTCCAGCCGGTGGAGCAGGCCCAGCAGCAAGTGGTTAAGAGCGTTACAGACGATCTCACCAAGATCTTTGCTGGCATTGAAATGCCTGCCCGTCCAAACGGGGCGCAGATTGCCCTGCAAATCCTCCAGCAGTACGCCCAGCAGCCAGACGTGGCGCAGCGTTTGCAGCAGGATGAGTCCTTCCGTGGGCGTATGGAGAAGTATGCCGCCCAATATACGTTCCAAATGCAGCAGTCCCAGAATGCCCAGATTGGGCGCATTGGAACCCAGCCAGCAGCTATGGGTAACGTGAACACTCAGGCAATGCCTGCCCAGTAAATTATGTCATTGGAAAAATCGCTAGAGTATCTCGCTCACGTTCCCCACTTCGGGGACTTCCTGCAATCAATTAGCGAGGAGCGCGAAGCCTGTATTGCTGCTTTGTTCAATGCCCCGACTGAGAAGATGCAGCAAATCTCAGGGCAGATATTGGCATACGACCAAATCCTGAAGATGTGCAACGCAGAAGACATCCTGTTTAGGAAGCGTCAAAGCACACAGTAGGCTGTTTTTTAACGCACTAAAAAGGTGCGTTATAATGTCCCATCGCAATCGCCCCGGCGAATAGAGGGCGCGAACTATGTCTAATGAAGTCCAAACACCCAACGCTGCGGGTGCCCAAAATGCAGTGGAGAAGTCAGATAACCTCGCGTTCGGTATGTACGCAAACCAACGCAGAGCGGCCAAGGCGGGAATTGTCGGAGAGCCTAAAATTAGCTCCGAGGTAATTAACGCTAAGGTTACACAACCGGCAACAAAGCAGGAAGTTGAGGAAGCCCCTTCACAGGAAACCCCTGAGAAGGAGACGAGGAACGCACCGAAGGCGGAGAGCGCAACCGAGTCCGAACAACAGCCTGCCGAGGAGTCGGATGTTCTTTCAAAGTCAAATAAGGAAATCGACCTAGAATCTATGTCAGAGCAGGATTTGCGCGAACTGGCTGAAAAGCTGGGCAGCCGCGCAGTAGCCCGATACGGTGAGCTTACCGCAAAACGTAGGCAAGCCGAGGAACAGCTTAGTGCTCTGAAGGAAGAAATGGTTAAGCGGGAAACGCAGAAGGATCCACTGGATACCAAGAAGATTGAAAACAATCCTTTTGGTGATATTGATACAGTGGAGAAACTTCAATCTAAGGCTAAGGAAGTAGACGAAGCTATTGAATGGGCAGAAGATATCCTCTGGCAAAACGAGCATCTCGGTGCCGATGATATTGTAACCACAATCAATGGTCAGGAATACACTAAGTCTCAGGTGCGTAAGGTTATGCGAGACTCTCAGAAGGCTCGCAAGGACTTTCTCCCGGCTCAACTAGCAGAGGTTAATGCCCGCCAGAATCGCGTTGCTGTTAAACAACAGTTTACGGAAGCGATTAAGACGGAGCTTAACTGGATGCAAGGCGATGATAACGACGTACGGAAACGGTATGAAATCCTGAAGGAGAGTCCTCTTCTCAAGCAGGCCATGAAGTCCGTTCCCGATCTGGAGCCATACATGGAGTACATGGTGGCCCACGCAGCTAACTCGATCTATGGGCGCAAGCCTATTCTCGATGCAAAGCCCGCTGCGCGTCTTAATCCTCCTTCGTTTCAGGGAAGCAGCTCTGCCCAGAGCGAGCAACCTGAGCCACGCGCCGCTAAGGCCGTGAAAGACATCCAGCAACGGTTTAGCTCATCGGGTTCAGCAATGGACTTCATTGCTCTCCGCGCCCTTCAGCACTCTAAACGCAAGTGATTATTAAATAACATGGCTTTTTCAAATACATTCGACACGACCAATCCTGGTTCTGGTGTCTCCAACCGTGAAGACCTTACGGACATCCTGACAATCCTCGCCCCCGAGGAGACTCCCGTCCTTTCGTCTGCTCCAAAGAGCAAGGCGACCGCGACATTCGTTGAGTGGACAGTTGACAGTCTCTCGTCCCCGGTTACGACCGGCGTGGCGGAGGGTGCCGACGTCACCTCTTTCTCCGACAAGTTCAGCGGTCGCGCTCGTCTGGGCAATTACATCCAGAAGTTCCGCCGCGACTTCATGGTTTCTGATCTTCAGAACGCCGTGGAGTCTGTTGGTCCCGCCAAAATCGCTCAGGCTGAGGCCAAGGCGGTTCGCGAGATAAAGCGTGACGTGGAAGCGACGCTGTGCTCGACCAATGACCGCACGGCTGAAGACGGTGCCGGCACCGTTTACGGTCTGCGTGGCCTTGGCGATTGGATTGATTCGGCTGGCCCGTCGGACGTTCCGGCTGCCTACCGCACTCCCGCTGCCTCGATCCATAGCTCTGGTGCCCTTACCGAGAGCGCGTTCAATGACCTCATCACGTCGATCTATCGCGTGACTGGCACGACCAACAACCTGACGCTTGTTGCTGACACGGCTCTCCGCCGGGTCATTGCTGACTATGCGCGTACCTCTGGTAGCACCAACACGGTGTACCGTCAGGTCACGCAGTCGGCTGAAAGCAAGACAATCAAGCTGGCGGTCGAGATGTACGAGTCTGACCACGGTATGGTCAGCATCGTCAACATGAACCCTGATTGCGCTCCAGACACCACGAACAAGGACAGCGGCTATCTGGTCAACCCTGACTACTACGGTGTGGCGGAGCTGATCGGCCTCGGTTCTACCCGCCTGCCGAATCTCGGCGGTGGCGAGCGTGGTTACGTTGACACAACCCTCACGCTGCTGGTCAACCATCCCGGTGCCCACGGCAAAATCACAGCAATTGCCTAATAAATCAAATGCCACAATTAACAGTTAATGAAGCCGCTGGTACGCTTATCAACTATGTTGCTAAGTTATCCTTCACGGATCTGATTGCCATCGGTAACGGTGGTCAGAAGAACCTGTTCAAGCTCCCTGCCGGTTCCGGTGTTCTGTCCTGCGTAGTCTGGGAGAAGACAGCCATTGCTGGCTCGACTTCTCTCGTGATCGACGTTGGCACAACCCTGGCCGACCCGGACGAGTTTATTGATGCTCTGGACGTTGACGCCATGACCGACCCTGTTGCCAACACTGGCGATGCGTTTGTTCAGGCCGCTGGCAATACAACCATCAAGGGTGGCGTTCTGCCAGTCAAGATGGTTGCCACAGCGACAAATGTTGTCATTGAGGTTAATGATGCGGCGATTACGTCCATCACCGCTGGCGAGGTTGTGATCGCCCTTCAGGTGATCGACTTCTCCCGCGTCTAAGGAGTCAGGAGTCTGCTATAATGGGGGCCACCTTCACGGGTGGTCCCCTTTTTTATGGAGTTAATTACATCGTTTCCCAAGTACCACGACGGGCAGATTCACGATGCCCTGATCCACGAGATTCAGACCGGTATGCAGCTCAAGAAGGAGATGGAGCGTGCCAAGGAGATTCAGGCGGCAGAACAGGCCCAAACGCGGGTCCAGAAGAAGGATTTGCCCGGTCTTGGTCGTTGCATTGGCGTTATCCCTGAGTGGGAGTTTTTCCGCATGCAGCAGAAGTACGGCCACAAGGAACTCCATTCCCGCGGGTTTATGCAGTATTTCCAGAAGAAGTTCCCCCACCTTTCGCCCAACAAACTGTGACAAATAGAACCTACACTGACCTATTTAGCTTGATTAAGTCGCTGTGCGGCGTCTCAAACTTTACGAGCAGCGAGCAGACCAGCATCCTGAACTTCGTAAACCGCCGTATTCGGCAGGCTTACGGATCTAGTCAGGTGTGGCCTCGCTACATTGTGGGTGCCCAAGCGCGTCCGGCTACAGATGGCGTTATTGCTACGACGTTTACCCCGGTTAGCAAGTCAATTACAAGCGCAACGCGCAGCGGTACGACGGTTACGGTTGTGTGCTCTACGGCGGTTGGTTTTGTTTCTGGGATGTACGTTACGGTGGCGTCGCTTTCTGGCACGGTTAGCCCTAACGGCACCTATCAGGTTACGGGGATCAATACCACGACGATTGCTGGCGATACGTTTACCTATGAGCTGACCACGGGAACGGGTACAGAGACGTACACGGGCAGCGGAACGGTTATTGCCGTAGCCGTCCCCGACATCGAATCGTTTAACCGCATTTGGGCGAATAACCCGTTGAACATGGTTTCGGCTAATGAGTACGAGTTCTACGTAGATTTAGACGGGGCGCATGTTGTTAACAACTATAGTAGCCTTGACGGTTTCTGGGTTGGTTTCATTAAGTCATATGGTGGGCCATTTACGGTTAATTCTACTGACATCCCAGACGAGTTCTTCCCGTATGTTGCCCATGCTTCCTATGCTGATTTCCTTCGTATGGATGGACAGATTGAAAAGGCTATGGCGGAGGAGCAGGTTGCCCAGCAATACCTAGTGATAGAATTGGATAAGGCAGAGACACAGAGGAACAACAACACGCTTTACCGGCGCATCTCAACATACATTTCACGTCAGTCCCGTTAATTTATGGCTAATACATTTTCAGTTAATCTTTACCCAGTCCCAACGCCGGGGGAGACCGACCAGCGGCTTACGGTGTCAACTGCTGCCGTGAGCTTTGCGTCCACGTTTTACAACGAGAACACGAAGTTTGTTTTTGTTGATGTGCAGGGTGCCGACATTATGGTTACGTTTGATGGCTCTACCCCAACGGCCAGTAACGGGCATCTGTTTAAGAGCGGCTACATGGATTTCTGGTCTGCTCGTCGGGCTGATTCTGCTAAGATGATCCGGTCCGCAAGCACGGATGCGACTGTTCAGGCTTCACCCTTTACCGTCTAACAAACATGGCTAACGCACGCATTGTAAACACACCATCTCAGGCCATTGCTCAGAACGGCACTACCCATAAGCAGAATACCATTGGGTCCACTGCGGAGAACGTGCTTAATTGGACGCTAAATAGCGGCACAACCCATGTTCTTGTTCAGGTTGGTGATGCAGATCTTCGTGTTACCTTTGACGGAGCTACAACGCCTACGGCAAGCATTGGTTTCCGTATGCCTTCTGGAAGTTCAGCGTATTGGACGCGGCAAATGGTTACAACAGCAAAGGCTATTCGTGAGGCATCAACCGATGCCGTGATTGAGGCACAAGAGCTTAACTACCTGTAAAATGGACGTCTTTAAAACCCTGCTGCTGGACACGCCTGATTCGCTTAACGCGATTACTGGCACCCTTCAAATTGTTAATGGTGGCACGGGTGCTACAGATGCGGCTGGGGCGCGAGACAACCTGCTTCCCGATTACACGGCAAACGTCGGCAAGGTGCTTACCGTCAACTCGGGAGCCACGGATGTTGAGTGGACAACCAATGGCGCAGGAACGGTTACGAGCGTGAATTTGACCGCTGGTACTGGTGTAAGCGTAAGCGGTGGGCCGATCACGTCGTCTGGCAGCATTACGGTCACGAACACGGCACCGGACCAGACTGTGGCCATTGCGGCAGGCACGGGCATTAGTATCAGCGGCAGCTATCCCAGCTTCACAGTGACCAACTCCGCGCCATCGCTTGGCGGCGATGTGGTCGGTCCTGCGTCATCGACCGACAACGCAATTGTGCGCTTTGATGGCACGACCGGGAAGCTGGTACAGAATTCGGCGGTCACGATTGCAGACACGACCGGAGACATCACTACATCGGGACTCATCAACGGCACGACGATTCCTACAAGCTCCACGCTACTTGTGAGCGGAGGTGCTCTCGGCACGCCGTCGAGCGGCACACTCACAAGCTGCACGGGCCTGCCGATCAGCACGGGCGTTTCTGGCCTTGGAACGAATGTCGCTACCGCGCTTGCCGTCAACGTCGGCTCGTCTGGTGCAGTCGTCACGAATGGCGGTGCGCTGGGTACACCGTCTAGCGGCACAGTGACGAACCTTACTGGCACCGCCTCGATTAATATCAATGGGACAGTGGGAGCAACGACCCCGAGCACTGTGGCTGCGACAACGCTCTCGGCCTCTGGCGCGTCCACGTTCACGAACTCTGCGCCAAGAGCGATCGGGGGTCTGGGTTTCCGCAATCGGATCATCAATGGTGATATGAGGATCGACCAGCGGAACGAGGGAGCGGCGGTAACCGCTTCTGCGGCTTTTCCCGTGGATAGGTTTCAAGGCTCAATCGTTAGCTCCGGAGCGTTTTCATTGCAGCGCAGCACAAGCGTCGTCCCAGCAGGATTTACGCATAGCGTAGGCGTTACGGTAACGACGGCTGATGCGACCGTCGCCGCTGGTGATTTGCTAAATATTGAAACTATTATCGAGGGCAACAACGTTCCCGATCTGGGTTTTGGGACAGCCTCGGCAAAAACCGTGACCATTTCGTTTTGGGTGCGCGGCAGCGTAACCGGAACCTATTGCGTTGTGGTCGGAAACTCTTCGTCTAGTGGAACCGGGGTTCCTAATCGGTCTTACGTTTCCGAGTACACGATCGACGTAGCAAATACTTGGGAGTACAAAACAATTTCAGTTCCCGGCGACACATCTGGGACTTGGATGACCAACAACACGCGAGGGATTATTCTTCGGTTTGGACTAAGTGTTGGGACTACGTTTCAGCAGGCGGCTGGCTCTTGGAGCACCGGAAATGTTTCTGGATCTTCCAATCAAACTCAGTTGATGACAACCCTCAGCGCAACGTGGTACGTCACCGGCATCCAGCTAGAAGTTGGCAACGCCGCGACCGAGTTTGAGCGCAGGCCGTTTGGGCAGGAGCTTGCTCTGTGCCAGCGGTACTATGCTACCAGCATTGAAACGGGGAAGATCGTGACCGATTTCGCCACACTAAACGCAAGTGGTGTTGGTGGCATCGTAGGCTTTTCAACCGCCGCAAATGGAGATTTGTTCGTGCCAATTAGGTTTCCGGTCAGCCTAAGGAGCAACCCAACCCTGACGGTCTATAGCGGCGCGAACCGAACGGCAGGCTCCGTGCGCGACATGACTACCGGGACCGATGTGACCGGATTCCCTAACGGAGGCTCGACTTCGAATAATCAAGGAATTTCTTACATTGCTGGAAACACCCTGACGGCAAATCGAGGATACGGATTTCACTACGTCGCCTCCGCCGAATACTGATCCCGTGTCCGACACCAACTGGCGATCCTACTACGGGGACAACCCCAACACGTCGGACTTCGTCAACCCGCCTAATCCGCAGGACTTCGACGACATCCTCAAGTTCTCCAATTGCATCAATGTTCTCGTTGAGGGACTGGATGTAGCTGCTGGGTCCGAGAACTGCATTGATGCGGTGCGGGGCGAGAACTACAAGTTCAAGGGGTGCGACCTCCTGAATGGTGCTGGCGTCTCTTCCGTTACCATTAAGGGTTCCATTGACGGCTGGCAGATGATTGGATGCACCATTGGGCGCGGCAAGCAGACGGACATTGAGCTAGGCCAGTTTGATAACTACTGGACGCCGGGGCGCAAGCCAACCCGCAACGGTCTGATTAAGGCGTGCGTGTCCACCGATGGTTCACCCATTCGCGTCACTTGCTGGAACGCCGACAAGCCGGACGCAATTGGGAGCAACGTGAAGATTAAACAAATTCCGTGGATCATTTGGTTCCCCTATTTTTGCATCCGCTATTTGCAAACGCATTTGTTTTAATGTGGTAAAGTAGGAAATGATTAGCTTCCTGTCATCCGCTCTGGGCGGCACCCTTTTGGGTAAGGTTTTGGGTTATGGCGATAAGTGGATTGAGTCATATACCCATCGCAAGAACGCAGAGGTTGACATTCTAAAGGCCAAGGCTCTTGCCGAGCTAAAGATTAAGGAGGAGGAGATTAAGGCTTTTACAGCGTCGCAGCAGTCGGCCAACGAGGATTCAGTTGGTATACCGGAGCAGGCTGCTCCTTGGGCGGCAAATCTTGCCGTGGTGGTTGATTCGTTCCGCCGGTTTACCCGACCAGCCCTAACCTGGGGGCTCGCGATTGTCATTTCGCTGCTCGCGTTTGGTGGTAATCTGGACCCCGTGAGCCGTGCCGCCCTGGTGTCCGACCTCGTATTTACCGCTGCAACTGCGCTCACATGGTGGTTTGGATCACGGCCTAAGACCGTTTCTAGCAAATGAACGACAACTTACAGCCAATGAAGATTTTAGCTGCTAATATTTTTAGCTGGGCCTCAACGCTTGCAAGCCTTCAGCTTGCTGCAGATGTTTTGAATGTGTTCGTTCTTTTGGCATCGCTTGCCGTTAGCTCGGTGTCTTTTTGGTGGATCATCAAGCAGGCCAAGAACTTAGACAGGATTCGGCAGAAGGAAGGCAAGCAACCAGAAGAAGACGCCAATTTGTAATACACCAAAATTGATCCCTAAACCCGCCCATTGCCCTTTAAACGCTCATTAAAGACCTTTTAAGAGGCTTTCTACTCAAACCGCCACCATGGCCTTAAACGCCCGCAATTTGCCCTGTAATAGCCCCAGACGGGACGTTAAGGGTGGCAAGAAGATGGTGGTGAAGGGTTGCCAAGGGGGTCAGGAGCGCGTCGTCCGGTTTGGTGATGCTAATATGACCATCAAGAAATCAATCCCTGCCCGCAAGAAAAGTTACTGCGCTAGGTCTGGCGGAATCAAGGGAACAAACAACAAACTTAGCGCAAACTACTGGAGCCGAAAGGCTTGGGATTGTTAACATGATGTACGTGAAAATGGAAGGCAAAGAGAAGTATAATTCGCGCAAGCAGAAGATGCGCCACGAAAAGAACGAGGGTAAGCGCGAGCGCACGATGGAGTACGGCAAACGCAAGAAGTGCAAGTGAAACGCTCTACAGTCAATTCAGCGGGGGTTTACACAAAGCCCACCATGCGTAAGCGTCTGTTCCAGAACATTAAGTCTGGAACCAAGGGTGGACGCCCGGGGCAGTGGTCTGCGCGCAAGGCGCAACTCCTAGCCCTCAGATACAAGCAAGCTGGCGGAGGTTACAAATTATGAGCAAGTTACAAGCGCACTACACTTCAAGCGGGGAACGTTATTACGGACCCACTCACAAGAGCGGTCGGGTTCTGATGACTGGGGCAAAACACACTGCTAAAAGCAAGGTTCTAAAGCACAAGATGGCAAAGAACAAGAAATGAAACCCCAACAACGCAGCCTGAAGGACTGGTCTAGGCAGAAGTGGCGCACCAACTCCGGTAAGCCAAGCCTTGAGACCGGCGAACGCTACCTCCCGGATGCTGCTTGGAAGTCCATGACTGCGGCTGAAAAGAGCGCGACAAACCGCGCAAAGCGCAAGGGGATGAAGGCCGGTAAGCAGTTTGTTCCGCAGCCCAAGGCCATTGCTAGAAAAACAGCCAAGTATCGGTAGGTTTACGTGGTGAAGTTAATTCTTAGGCTATACTAAAAAAATGCCGAGGTACAGCAACTATGGTTCCCTTGACAACATTATGGTTGACGAGGGGGATGTCGCGTTTAACCGCGTAAATGCACGCCTTCGCCCGGACCAGTTGCAGACCGGGGACGTGGCCTATTCGTCCAACGGGCGCATGGACATTGGTGGGGCATGGCAACCACGCAAGGGCATCACCAACTTTGACACGACAATTACAACCAATACGGCTGCTCTGCGCCTGCCGTTCTACCTGTACACCAATACAACCGCCAGTTCGATTAGCCGAGCCGGGAATGTGATTACCATCAACTTTGCCACCGCGCATCCGTTTGTAACGTCCACCCTTGCGCGTATTTCTGGCATTACCGGCCTTACGCCCGATCCCAACGGGAACCGTCCGGTTACGGTAGTTACCTCGACCCAAATTACAATTACCGTTGTGGGTCTTTCTGGCAGCATTGCCGGAACAGCGGTTGTTGGCTCTCCCCGTCTTGAGGATACCGCGATCAATGGTGTTTACGGTTCCTGCCTATTTTCTGATCCAGCCACGAACAACACTGAGTACATTGTCATTGCGACAAACGAGGCTGCTTACGCGGTCAAGCTGTCTGACGGAACAACATCAACAATTGCCTATCCAGCGGGGGTCAAGATTTCAGCCGACGTTGGGATGCTTCAGGCGTTCAACTTCATTTTTATCTTCCGTGATGGATTAACCGCATTGCAGTGGGATGGGGATTTTGGCGGAACCCCTGCCTTTGCTCTAGTTGAAAACGGCGCATACGCACAGCCCGTCTATTTGGATGCAAGCAGCAATACGGTTATTGCCGACGGCGTTGTTACCGTAAGCGAGACGGCGCACGGGGTTGCGGTTGGTGATCGCATTTATGTCATTGATAACCTGACCTCTGCATTAGTGGAGGCGGGTACTGGATATGTTGTTGCTACAGTTCCAAATGCAAATAGCTTTACGTTCTTTGCGTCCGTTGTTGATCTTGCAGCAGCCAGGGTAATTTATAGCCGTCGGCTTTCCGTAGGCACCGGGTTTACCCATATGCCCGCGCCACCGTTTGCCATTTACCACCAGCGTCGTCTGTGGATGCCTTACCTCTATACGATGGCGGGAAGCTCCGGTTCGCCAACGATTACCAGCACCGGGATTACGGATGAAATCATTGCGTCCGACATCTTAGATCCAAACACCTACGACAAGATTTACGCCAACTACCGCATTGCGTCGGGTGGCGCAGACTATGTGGTTGCCATCCAGCCGTTCTCGGAAGACAATCTGGTGGTATTCAATCGCAACACCATCCACCTTGTGCGGGGTGTTAGCGGAGACCTAGCCTCAACCGTGGTGCAAGAGATTACCCGTGAAGTGGGCTGCTTGGCCCGCAAGTCGGTTGTACAGGTAGGCAACCAAATCCTTTTCCTTTCGGACAACGGCGTTTACGCCATGACATTTGAAGATTTATATAACCTGCGCGGTGCATCAATTCCGTTGTCCGAATCAATTAACCCGATCATCAAGCAGATCAACCCGGACTACGCCAAGAACGCCGTAGCCATCTACCACGACAATCGTTACTACCTGTCGGTTCCAATTGGGACATCTACGGAAAACAACGCCGTTCTTGTTTACAACTTCCTGACCCAAGGGTGGGAATCGGTTGATACCGTTGATATTCCAAACTGGAATGTGCGTAATCTCATTCGCTCCGGTGCCGATTCCATTAACAAGTTGTATGCAGTGAACTCCTTTGGTGGCATCCATGTAATTGATGACCGCGATGATGACAATGACGTTATCATCAATCAGGTGGGCTACACGGCTACGCCATACGACATTGTTTCCTACGTTACAACCCGCCAATACACGGCTGGCACAATGGACCGCAAGCGTTACAACTCTTTTGAGCTTCAGCTTGAAAGCTCTGAGAGCAATGAATCTGACGCGACCATTAGCCTTGAAACGGAGAACCCGGACTCGGTTGAAACCCTTGATTCAGTTAGTACGCTTCTGGGTGAAAAGCTGGCGGTTGGCGAGGATGCGTCTGTTCGTGGGCGGTGCAGCAACGTGCGTGGCTACGGTGCCCAGTTCACCATTTCCCCAATCCAGGGTAGGCCCAAGATTCGCGCAATCAAGCTAACTTCCCAGCTTACCGATCTTTCGATTAGTTCTAAGCAGTAAACGTGGTAGAATACGACAATGGCAATTCTCGCAACAGGTAACACATACGCCGCCAACGATCAGGTTACATCGACCAATCTCAACGCCGCCGTTAATAGTGCAACGTTTGCATCTGGCGCAGTTGATGGCGTTACCACGCAGCTTTCCAGCGGGTCTATCATTGTAAAGGACAGCGGCGTTTCTCCGCAGAAGCTGGACTCCACTGCGTCTTACACGGTTGGCTCCCTAACTGTTACGTCAGCCATTGGCACAAGCATTATTACGGCTGCATTGCTTAAGCTTACGCCAGAGACGACCTATACCACTTCCGGTACGATTGCGCTCAATCTTTCGGTTGCAAGCAATGCCCGTATCTTGTTGACCGGCAATTCAACCTTTACGGTTGCCGGTCAGGCATCTGGCGCGGTGAACATCTTTGCCCTTAAGAACAGCACGGGTGGCAGCATCACCACGACGTGGCCAGCTTGGCAGACCGCTGGTGGCTCCTTTCCGGCAACCCTTACCGCTGGTCAGGCGATGGTCTTCATCCTCTATTCCTACGGCACAAGCCTTAGCGACGTTTACGCCGTCTCATCCATCTAATGAATGTCGGCCATAGCCGAAGCAATCAAGTTGTATGGGCCTGATTTTCCAAGAGTCCATGGGCTTTATCTGGAGCATGGGTACTGCTATTCAGGGCCAACCATGTTGGCACTCGCTCGGCCATGTGTTCAGTCTGATTACAAACGCTGGGTTAGCCCAGAAGAAGCTGATGCTTGGTGGGTTGAGTTGGTTGTCGGGCCGCTCGGTTTGGCTACGCTATACTCCCACATCCCCTTCCCGCTCCCCAAAATTGGCTGGGCACGGGAGTTTAACGGCAAGCCAACGCCGCGTTTTTACAACTTCAGCAAAATAAAGACAGTCATTAACACTTTCTAAGTTATGGGTTCTAAAATCACAATGCCATCTGCGCCGCCGCCCCCGGCTCAAGTTGATCCGGGCCAGTCGTCGCTTGAGTTTATCCGTGGCATGGCGAACCCTGAGCTTCAGAATGAGTTGCTTGCGTCAGAGCAGCGTTATCGCCCAGAGTATAACCAGCTTGAGCTTGCGGACATCAACACGTTGCTTCGTGGTGGAGGTGGTCAAACGGGCATTCTTGGACAACAGGAATATGCTGCACGAGATTTACAGAGATACCAATCTGAATTAAATACAGCGCAGCGGACGGCAGACATTGGAGATGTTGAGGCGTTGGGCGGACGGGCCTCAGGGGCTTTCCTTGCCGCCAACCCAGACCTTGCCCGGTCTTTGACTGAGGCGGAAGCCCTTCGTGGCGGCGGTATGTCGGTTGATGCTGACATTCGGCAGCTTATGGCGCGGGGCATCCCACAGGCACAAGCAGCGCAAATTGTTCAGTCCCAGCTCGGGGGCGGCTTACAGCAGGCCGCTTTGGGTCAGCTTGGGACTACTGCCGGAGAGCAGCAGATCACGCAGGCTGGCCTTGATTTGATTTCCCGTGGGGGCAACCTAAGCCCAACACAGGCTCGCAACGCCATTCAGCAGTCACGCATTGCCTCTCAGGCGCGTGGGCGAACGGGCGACATGAGCAGCATTTATGGCGAGGCCGGTGCTAGGCTTGCGGCAGAAATGGATTTTGAATCTCGCAACTTGGGTCTTGGTTCTCAGCTTCTCAATCAGGGCTTTGGTATGGGCCAGCAGCGTCTTGGCACGGCCAGCTCTCTCTATGGTCAGGGCTTGAGCAGGGATCAGGCTAATGCTTCTATGCAGCAGCAGGCCGCGCTTGCCAATCAGCAGGCCACAATCAGTGGCCGTGGTATGGATCTTCAGGGCTTGCTTGGCCTTGGACAGCTCCAGCAGTCCCAGCAGCAGGCTAATCGAGCCTATGCCATGAACTTGGTTGGGGCACGTCAGGCAACGGCTTCTGACCCGTTTGCGGCCATTCTGGGGCGTTCTTCGGGCGCTCCCGGTATGGGTATGGCCGCAACGCAGTTTACGGCTGGATTGGCCGGTCAGCAGCTTGGGCCTAACCTCTTTGATCCAAACGCTGGCATTAACCTTGCCCTCCAGAATCAGGCCAACCAGAGCAACTACCAGAGCAACATCTTTGGGGCGCAGGCTGGAATGTACGGAGCGCAGCAGCAGGCCCGAGGTGCTATGATTGGTGGAGCGCTTGGTGGTCTTGGCGCGGCTGTTGGTGGAGCTGGTGGAGCTGGTGGAATTCGTAGCCTTTTTCCGTAGCCTTTTTTAAATAACCCCAACTAATCTTATGGCATACGGCTTTGGCAACACAGTTAACCCCCAGCTAGGGGCAACCAATTACTCCGGCTACTTGCAGGGTGCGCTTACGGGTGCCCAGATGCAGGCGCAGGGCGGTGCTGCCATTGCCCAGGGGCTTGCTTCTGCGGGACAGAGCGTTGGCGCGGGTATTGTCCGAGAGCGTGAAAGAAAGGATAAGATGGTAGAGCGAGATCGTTTGCTTAAAGAACAACAGGATAAAGCCAAGGGGACTATTAAACAAGGCAATGCCTTTGCAAAAGGCGTACTTGCTCTTGATTTGCCTGCTGAATTTAAGGCTGTTTTTGAAGAATACTCTAAAGAAGTTGCCAACAATCCTAATATTTCGCTTGCCGAACAGGCTGCTTCCGCCGATGCCTTTCTTTCCCAAGCCCCAACTATAATCACACTGGGTTTAAATGAGGCCAAACGTCAAAAAGATATTAAAAACAACGAGTTCCTGAAACAGGCAATTGCTTTGAATACGGAACCCGGTACTGGCGTAGTTGACTACGGTTTTGCCGCCACAGATGCGGTTGAGCTTGGTGCTGCTCCTGATTTTGTAACGCAATCACTTCAAGGATTTGAGAAACTTTCTCCGAAAACATTTAATCCAGAAATAAAAACACTTACGGACCCTGAAAGTGGGAAGAAGGTACAAGTTGTTACAACCAGTAGTGGCGGTGCCCAAGTGATTCCAGAAACCGCTGGGTTGAGGATTCCTGCCGAGGTTTTAGCAAATGAAGATAGAATTAAAAAGGTTTCTGAAGCGCGAAAACTTTACGAAGCTGGTAAAATTGGCGAGGCTCTTGACATTTTTATTGGCCTTAAAGTTCAGAACAATTTTGGTCAAACTCCAAGCATTGATGACTTGGCGGGTTTCTTTAAGGGTAGTGCCGCTTCGAGTAATTCAGGTGCTCCAAGCCCATCAGCCGGTGGCCGATTTACGGTAACTCAGCCATAAGGCTTGGTGTAGAATAAGCCATGCCTACCTATCTAGTAAAAGATAGCCAGACCGGGGTTGAGCTTAAATTGACCGGCGATGGTCCGCCTCCGACCGATCAAGAGCTTGAGGGACTTTTTGCGCAATATGCAAATCAGCAACCGGTTGCCGCTGAACAGCCAAAGCCACAAGAAGGTCCATCGCTTGGTCAACTTGGTGCTGGTTTAGCTGCCGAGGTTGGCATTGGAGTGGGCAGTCAGGCGGCTGGCGCGGCACTTGCCCCTTTCACGCTTGGCATTTCCTATCCCGTATTGGCCTTTAGCGGTGGTGTTGCTGGCTCAATTGCAGCCCAAGAGCTTGAGGGCCGCGATGACATTAGCGTTGGCCGCGCATTGTTTGCTGGTCTTGTTAATCTCATACCCGGATCAAGCGCAGCTAAGGGTGGGGCCAAGGCAGTAACCACGATTGCCAAGGCTGCTGGTCGCGGTGCCCTTATGGGTGCTGGAGAAGCTACGGCGGTTGCTGCGGTGGACGAGCAAAGATTGCCTACCATTAATGAAGTTGGTACATACGCTGGTTTAGGCGCAGGATTTGGCGGTGTTCTTGGAGGGGCAATGCTTGGTGGTAAACGAGTTTGGGACAAGATTGGACGCAAGACACCTCAACAGATAGACGATGCCATAAATAGTGGTGAATTGACTCCACAAGAGTTTTTGCCAACCAGTAACAATCCTGAATCTAACTCAGCTATACGCTCTGTAGAAAAGGCAGCGGAAGATGTGGTGGTAGCAATGGAAGAAGCCCCATTGGCGGCAGTAGCTACAGCCAACCCAAGCACGCTCTTGGGGAAGTTCCGCAATCGTTTGCAGATCGTCAAGGCGGCGGTTGCTCCAAGTCGAGTGTTGGGCAAAGAAATCCAGTCGGAAGCAATTCTATCAAAACAAGCTGCTCAAGCAGACGAGGAGTTGGGTTCTCGTATATCCCGTCGCGTAGAAGATTTTTCCAAGAAACAAGTAGATCCCGTTGATGCAGACATAAAGATTAACGCTTATCTGGATCGCTCAACGGAAGAACTGCCCGCTGCATACAAAGAGATTCAGCCCGAGCTAGATTTGTTCCGTGAAAAGATGTTGGATTTGCAGGCTAAACTTGTTGCAAATATTGATACCGGCAGAACCCCATCCACTCCAGAGATGCGAGAACTAATTGGCCGCTCTATGGATGAGGGCAACTATCTTACCCGCGAATTTAAGTGGTTTACCGATAAGGACTATTTCCCAACTCAAAAGCAACTCGATGCCGTGAAGGCAGAGCTTGGTCAAGATGCAGAAGAAGTGCTGGCGTCTTTAAACAGCAAGAAGCTATCCGCCGTTGAAAACCGAAACTTTCTTCCTACGGCTATTGATGGATTTTTGAGAAAGAAAAAGGACTTGGGGCCAGCCGTGTTGGATTACTTGGGTGAGATTAAACAGCCCGGAGAACGCATTAGGGGCAGTTTGACTCGCGTTGCCCGTGGAGTTTATCGGGATGAAGCTGATGCTGCGATTAAACAGCTTTTGGTTGATAGGGGAATGGCCAGCAATGTATCAGCACCCGGTTTGACAGAGCTTTCTTTGCGCCGATTCGACAAGGGTGGTTCGGGGCTTTATGTGCCACAATACGTTCAGGGTGCGTTAGACCAAATTTATCTAAGCGGTGGTAAGGATGCCGCCAGGGTTCCGGTAAGTTCGGGTTTGTCCGACCTGTGGAACACGGGTGTTGGTGTGTCGAAAGCGGTTAAGGTATTGCTTAATCCACCGTCCTATGCGGTGCAGCTATATGGCAATATGGTTAATTTGGCGAGCATGGGAATCAATCCATTTTCGGGAGCTGGCCGTGGATTCCGTTTAGCTTTATCGGAATATGGTCCAATTGAGCGTTTGACCCAAAAGCCAGAGGCTCGCATTTCCCTTTTGAAAGAGATTAACGAAATGACTCGTTATGGGATTAAGGGAACAAACATCTTGGATAGCGACATTCGTTCATCTCTAGAGCGTGGGTTTTTTTCGGACACAACACAAAAGATTATTGACCCTATTTCCAAGGCGTACACGGTTCCCGACACGATGGGTAGATTCGTGGCATGGAAACATCACCAGCGTTTGTTTCGAGACATATTCCCAACGGCCAACGAGGAAACTATTAAGAAGTATGCGGCTGATGTAACCAATGACGTTTACCAAAACTATGCGCGTCTTTCGCGCACGGGTAAAGAACTGTCCCGCGTTGGCGTTCTCCCACAGTTTGCTTCCTTCACAATGGAGTTTGCCCGCAATCAATACAATCAGGGGCGGGTAATTAGGTCAATGATGGATGGCACGTTTGGCAGTGGAGCCAATGGACTTGGTGCTGCTAACGTAGCTGCCATGAGGGAAGAAGGGGGACGGCGTTTGTCGGCATTGCTGGGAGTTTATGGACTAACCTATGCCTCGATAAAGGCGTTCAACTCCAACAATGATGTTGATAGCAAAACGGAGGCCGCTCTAAAAGATGTAGCCATTCCATCATACGACGGCAATCGCTTGCTTGCCATTACCTATGATCCGCAAACCCGTACTGGCAAATATGCCAACCCATCGTATATTGTTCCCAATGCGGTTGGCTTGTCCGCTTTGGATGCGGGATTAAAGGGCGAACCAGTTCAGGGTGTGGTGGACTTGGTTACTAACGAGTTTGTTGGCGAGGGTAGTTTCTTGTTCCGATCTATGGCGTCAGCGTTGTTTAACACTGACCCCAAGAACCGAAAGAAGATTACGGCAGAAGTTGATGGTTACAAAAAAGCGGTTGAGCTTACCAAGTTCTTTGTTTCGGACGCCTTTGAACCCGGATTTGCGCGTGAGATTACGAAGTTGCAACAAGCGCAGCGGGGCCAGGGTGAACTCACAACGGGCGATGTTGCTCGCAGGCAAATTGGCGTTCGGCTCAATTCCTTCAAGGTTGATGAGAGTGCCATGTTTAGGATTAAGGAGTTTGTGGAAAACTCACAGTTGGTGGCGTCCCGGTATTCTTCAGCGCGTGACTATGGGAAGAAATCGCCAGAGGAAGTTGCCGCCATTTATCAGGAGTCCAATGCCACCTACAAGGCAAACATGCAGGAGGTCATTAAAAAGGTAAACAGCTTGCGTACCCTTAATTTTTTAGAGGATGAAATAATTAAAATCTTGGGGGGCGATGGTGCTAGGCTTAGCAATTCCGCAATCTTGGACACGCTTGACGGCAAGGTTTCGGACATCCCCTTGGTGAAGCGTGTAACCCCTACTGGCGTTTGGGAGGAAAAGGTTTCTGTTCTTCCACGCGCAGAACAAATGCAAGAGATTAAAAGGATTGCCCGAGTAGATCCCAGCCTTGGAAAATCGCTGATGTCCATTTCCCGTTCAGAGCAGCTTGCCAAGCAGCGCGGTGTGACTTCAAGAGACTCGCTTATTATGAACCTTGGCATTTCTGACGGAACCCGAGCTGGATATATTTATAAGCAGTCGATTGGATTGCAGAATCCAGACGCTTACATTCAGGCTATGGCACGCAAGGGCATTGTTACCCCTGAAGTCTTTCGCCAGATTAAGATGATTCAGCAGGCTAATCAGTAATTGGAGCCCCCGGCAGGGATTGAACCTGCGACAGCCTGTTTACAAAACAGGTGCTCTACCACTGAGCTACGAGGGCGTATATGCTGTCTGTCTCGTCACTTCAGGCGATACCACACTTGCGTGCTAAAGCGACCGTCCGCACATGCCTGCGTTCCACTAAAGACCTCGCACTTACCAGAGCGCGTTGATTCCTTTATCACGCGCTGAGCCTTGCCTTTCCCGCATCGAAGGGATTTATGGATTTCACCGAAGGTCTGCCAGCCCTTGCCCTCGGGCTCCCGTATCTGCTTCTGGGTCTCCTCTTTTAGTAGTGTTGCCCAAGATTTCATGTCAGTAAGATTTGAAGTTGTCGGCGCAGATGAAGGTGTCCCCAATCTTGCGGGCTTGTTCCAGATGGTAGGTGCCGTCGTCAAAGAGTAGGCCGTAGGCCCATCCTTGAGCCCAGCGCAGCTTGCCAGTCTTGGCGTTGATGTACGGCATGTCCTTCTTGCAGAGACAGCCAATGCCGCGAGCCTCCTCGGGTTCTAGGGACGCAATGGCATTAACCTCTATGCTGTGCGTATGCCCAAAGACGCAGTTGCCGTAGACCCTGGCGTGGGCTTGTGCGGCTCCTGCGCCTGTGTGATAGCCGTGGATCACGGTTAGGTGCCCTAGCTTGAGGACGCCGTGCCGGGAGTCATATGGCAGCATCTTGGCCTTCCAGCGTTTAACCGAACTATTCACTTCCTCGATAAGTTTATCGGCGTAGTGACGTGCTCGGCCACTTGACGATTGCTGACTCACCCACAGACGCTCGTCGTGGTTGCCGCGTAGGAAGTGGTTGTCCTTTCCGCCCCTGAAGAAGCGGCAGGCGAACTCCATTCCCGACTGCCAGTCGTAATCTAGGTCGCCCGCCTTCTCGTCGTCTGAGGCTCCCTTGCGAAGGTTGCGGAGATCCCAGAGGTCTCCATTGATGACGCGGATTGTGGGCTTAAAATCGTCACAGAAGGCGTGCAGGGATGCGACGGCTTCAGCGTCTTGTTCGTCTCCGTGGATGTCGGAGCATATCACGAACCTCTTGGCGTTTTTCATGGCTTCTTGAGTGCTTTGCGTTGTTGGTTTTCCGAGAGAGTTTTGGTTTTATGGCACGCCTTACAGATGGGCTGGAAGCCATCCTTTTCGCAGTAGAGGCGTTTGATAGCCCCGTCCCAAGAGTCAAAGCCGGTCAAGGGTATCACAGGGTTGATGTGGTCTGCCTGCATCATGCCCTTGGGGTGTAGTTGTTGGCAGGCGGGGCAGCGGTGGATAATACAGTTCTTTCCGGTTTTGGGGTTAATGCCGGGGCCAACTGAAACAGAAGATATGGATTCCCACTTAGGGGGCCACGACGCCCTCCGCAATGCCGACATTATGAATGATCGTTTTCTCGCATCTGTCCACAAGCCACCGTTGTGCGGACGATTCGCCAGGATTCTTAAAGACTTCTTTTTCATATTTAGCCCTTAGTTTAACAGCATCTAGCAAATTTGCCACGGTTGTGCTTTTTCTTACGGAACCCTTCCAGCAGCATACGCGGTAATTGGTTTTCCCGTTTTGATGCTTTTCCGAAACGCCAACAGGAAGGTTTTGAGACCTTCCAACTTTTTTGCTTCTATTTGTGTTATTTGTTGAGCAGTCAACGTCTCTTAAATTTGAGATTCTGTTATCCACTCGATTGCCGTTTATGTGGTCAATTTGGTTGTCTGGGAATTTACCGTTATGCAAAACCCACGCCGCTCTATGCCCTAAAATTCTAATGCTTTTACCGTTAAGGCAAATGCCAATCTGAACATAACCGCCTGAGTTCATGGTTTTAACAATTTTCCCGTGAGTTGGCTTTTTCCGACCATCAGCCATTCTGCATTTGCTTGAATGAGCTATATCACCAGAAACGGGATCGTATGTAAGTTGTTCCTCAATTGCGTTTTCTAGGCTTTGCATTTTTTGCTTTTCCTTTGGTGGCTTTACCTTTGCGGAAGATTTGGTCATAGCTGGAGCCGAAGTCTTCGCTAAATCAGTTACGAGGGCGGTCGCCTTTACCGTTCACTTGACCCGCGGCTTGGACCAAATCTCTACAAACTCATGGTCAATCCAGCGCATCCGATAGGGGATGGGGCCGGCCTTGCCGTTCTCTAGCTGCTTCTTGCAGCGTTCAAGTTCTTCTTCCTCCCTTGGCATTTCATAGGGGTCTGTGAGTGGGGCGAAGCCATCGGATTCAAGTTCTTGGATGGTCATGGTTAAATCGTTGGTTAATGTTGATGTTACATGCCCGTGTACGGGCTAAAGGTGGTGCTGTGGGAATCAAACTTAGCCTTGAGGGAACCCTTGGGGCCGTCTCGCAACTTCGCTTGGATGATCTGATAGTCGTAGTACCGGCGTGGGCTTTCCTCTGTGTCCATCTGGCTGATGCCGGAGAAGTCCTCGTTGGGACGATAGAGCAGCAAGACACGATGCGCTGCCTGTTCAATAGCACCGGAGTCCCGGAAGTCCTCCTTGCGGGGAGCCCGGTTCTCTAGGACGCTGCCTCGGTTAAGCTGGGCGCAGACCACCATAGGGCAGTCCATGTGCTTCCTGAGCTCCACAATGCGGTTCGCAATCTCGGTAATGCGCTCGTAAACGCTCTTGCCGGGGGCAACAACCTGCTGGAGGTAGTCGATCACCACAACGTCAGGCTTCCATGAGGACCGCAGCAGACGGCATTGCGCCTCAATCTGAGTCACTTGTACGCGGTCGAAGACCCGGAGCCACTTCCCCTCGCGCAAATGGCCCAAAGCCTTATGGAACGCCTTGCGGTGGGGCTCCAGTTCGTGACGGTAGTTTCTGAGGTTGAGCCGAGCCCGTTGGGCGGCGATCTGCCTAACGCAAGCCTCGGGGGATGTTTCAAGGGAGAAGTGTGCCACTCGCTTGCCTGCGGCGATGTTCTCGCCAACAACCTGGAGGGCGAGCGAACTCTTGCCGTCTGAGGGTCGAGCCCCAATGACAACAATCTCGTGGCGTTCCACGGGTAAGAAGCGTTGGTCCATCCAGCCAAGGGTGAGTGCGCCTTCTGGTCGCTCCCCGCGCTCTTGTGCCTGCGTCCATCGCTCAACCTCGTCAATGATATCACTGAGGGGCTTCTCTCCTGCGTTATCCCCGTTAGCCACTTGGGACAGGTTGTGGACAATCTCGCCAACCAAGGCGGATACGCCGCCGCCTTGGTACAGGTGACAACGCTCAACAGCAGACGTTGCAATTGTGATTGCTTGGCGAAGCTGGTACAGCTCTTGCACCTTGTCGATGAAGTACTCCGCGCTGGCCGTGGTGGGGACAAGCCCACTGACGTTCATGAGGTGCGCGAAGCCACCAATGTCCTCTAGGAGCTTTGCCTGCTTCAGATCCTCGGCAACCACTTCAATGCTGATTCGTCCGTCTCTGCCGTGGGCCTTTATCAGGTGGTCCCAGATGGTGCGGTTTGCGGGGACATGGAAAGCGTCTGATCGTATGCCCTTGGTGATGGCACGGGAGAGGGTTAGGTTGCCGTCAAGCAGGCAGCAGGCGATGAGGTACTCCTCGGCCTTTGCGCTGAAGGGTGGGCTTTTACCGTCGGAAAGTGGGTGTTCTAGGATCAATTTGTTTTGGTTGTTTTAGAATGTGGTCAGCATCGACAATATGTCCAAGAAAATCGGGAGTGGGGCTCCTAATCTTCATGGAACAGGGTGGACTACCAGCCGCTCTGGTGTTAGTTTTAGGACATTCCATGCAAGTGCAGCCACTGCTGGAACTTGTCCGTTGCCAATGGCTTTAAGTCGGTCCACCCTAGCGGCCATCCCATTAGCCACTCGACCCACGTCGGGTTCAGTTGCCCACCAATCTGATCGTTCAAATTCCGGCTCCGTTCCGGATTCTCCCATCGGTCTGTCGATCCCGTGCGGAAGTCCCTCGCTTGGGGAGTGGCGAATTTCTCCGCATCGATCACTTCCGTTGAGAGGCTTTTCTGTGATCCCTTCTTCCCGTTGTTCCGGTTCTGGTAGCCCTGTCTCGCTTCGCTCGCGCATGGCGTCGGCCACGTCCTGCGGCCAACCACCGTCTCCAAATTCGGGAAACGATTGCTCTGCCATGCCGATTCCGGGGTGATCGTCGCCGCCATTGCCGAGCAACTTCTGGGCGTGGGCCACGATCCAGATGCGGTCCCGCTTGTGCGGAGCGCCGGCATCGACTGCACCGAGCACTCCCCAGCGCGCATCATACCCCATTGCGGCCAAGTCTCCGAGAACTCGTCCAAGCCCGCGAGAAGTGAGCATTGGGGAGTTCTCCACGAAAGCGTAGCGCGGTCCCACCTCGCGAATGATTCGTGCCATGTGCGCCCACATTCCGCTGCGCTCTCCGTCGATTCCTGCGCCTTTGCCGGCTGCGCTGATGTCTTGGCAGGGGAAGCCGCCAGACACCACGTCAACACGCCCGCGCCAAGGTCGTCCGTCAAAGGTTCGCACGTCATCCCAAATCGGGAAAGGCGGGAGAAGGCCGTCATTCTGTCGGGCGGCAAGTACACTTGCGGCGTAGGGCTCGCGCTCAACGGCGCAGACGGTTTTCCATCCGAGGAGTTTGCCGCCCAGTATGCCGCCACCAGTGCCTGCGAATAAAGCCAGCTCATTCATGTTTTGGGTTACCAGCCGCTCTCGTATTTCTTTGACTGCTTCCAGAGAACGAGGCAGGCCTTGAAGGTTTCCCAAGCATGCTCTAGCTCCTCGCTTTCGTACCAGTGGGCCTCCACCCGCCCCGGCTCTGTAGAGCTTATGAAGATGTTGCAACCACCCATGGGAGAATCAAGCCAGAAGGGGAAGGCCGCATTCCAATAGGCGGCAATCTGCATTTTCTGTTCAGGGAAGGGAACAATGGGCTCATCTTGTGTGGTCTTTTTGGTCTTATAGTCCACAATTATGGGCAGCCCGTTCTTCATCGCCAGTACGTCCGACGTACCGGCGTAGCCAAGGCGGGACGTCAGGATGCGCTCCGTTGATTGAAACTCCAGGTTCAGGCCACGGATCACGTCAAGCGCAGGGTCAATGATCGAGACTAAGGGCACTTCCCGGCCTTCTGGGAGCATGACCATCTCACCCTCTGCGAAGGAGCCTTTATCGCCCAGAATGCTATCTAGTCGGGCGTGGATGAGGGTGCCAAAGTCTTGGGCCAATTGCATTGGCTCGTCCGCCTTCTTGAGAACGTGCGAGATGTACTCGTCCTCGGTCTCAAAGGAAGACGCAGGGCACGCATAAGCCGCCTTAGCCACCGCCTGTTTCTTGTAGAAATCTAGGCCATTGTTAGCCATGATGGCGGTGATGGCGGTGACGGACGGCACAAGGAACCGCGTCTTTGCGGTCGCAAACCTCTTCGCGTCAGCAAGCGTCGTATGCCGCTCCCCACCATCCGCCTTCCTCGCCTTGTGGAAGGGCTCGCCCTCCCGTGTGTACCAGTGGTGGCTCATTTGGACATGATCTCCCTTGCCCGCGCCGCTGCCGTCTCGATTGCTTTACGAACGGCGTCTTGGTCGAGGCTGTTGGTGATGATCGGGGGAATCTCGAGGATGCCGTAAAGCTGCCCCGCCTTAGAGGCGAAGCTGTTGGACGGCTTCTCGTAATGGTCAACAATGTCTGTCATGGTGGTGTTTTTTAAGGTTGAATGACCTAACGCTTAGAACGGGATATCCTCGTTGTTCTCCTCCTGCTTGAAGGCAGGCTTGGACTTGACCTCGCCCTTGCTCTCCATCGGGCGCAGGTTGCCGACAATGGCACCCCTCTTCCCTGCGGCTCGGTCTTCCTTGGAGACCGACTGCACGATCATGTGGGTGTCCCCGTACTGACCGGGACCATCACGGTTCTCCCAAATCACAAGGTCCAAATACTGACCCTTGTAGAGGTGGGCCTTGTCAATCTTCTTAACATCAATCTTTGCGGTATAGTTCATATGTGTGTATGTGTATGGATTATCGGTTCAACCAAGCGATGAGCTTCTGCCCCTCATCCTCGGTAAGGTCATCAAGGGAGTTGCGGCCCTTCTTTTCAAGAGCCAAATCAATTTTGGCTGCAATTTCTTTTGTCGTGGCAAGCTCGGCCAGCTTTGCGCGGGTCTGCTCGCTGATCTTTGGCTCTGGCTCGCCTTCTGGCAGGTCTTCGCCTGCGTAGATGTAGAGCCCGAGGCCGTGGAGCGCGATGGCTTTGACTAGGCAACGCTGCATGGCTACGTTGGCTTGGAAGGCATCCGGATTGGGGATCGCTTTATTGCGGTGATCCATGACGGGAAGGTGGGCAGTCATGGGCTTGACAAACGCCGTGACGGTGCAGGAAACCATCACGGTCTCGTTCCACCGCACTGGCTCCCCGAACACCCAGCTTGCGCCAGGATCGCGCTTGAGTAGCTGATCCACAGCCCAAGCCCAAGAGAGGTACGTTAGACCGTTCTTCTTTTCGGTCTTGTCGTTTACGTTAACGGCAGCGAGGGCTGCGAAGTGATTTTCAGTGTTCATCGTGAAGGTTCCTTGTTGCAAACAGAGAGGTCGTCGAGCGAGGCAGGCAGAAGCCCAGCCCGGATGCGCTCCATCGTCGTGATGTATCCAAAGGCGTTCCACGCAACAGCCGCCGCGTGGTCCTCGGAAAAGTCGTAACCAACTTGGCAGGCGTGCCGGGTCATGGAGTTCTTGAAAACAGAGAGCGGCTGGCCCAGCTCCCAATTTCGGTCCCCATGCGCCTCGGCCCCCTGCTCGTAACGCATTGCCAATGCACGCATACCCTCAAGCGGGATGAGGTCATAACGTCCCTTGCCAACTTTGCTCTGGCGAATGGAGCCAGTCTCAAAGGTCTCCATGGGGGTTTCGTCGTCCGTCCCCTCAACCATGAGGTACTCGCGGTACTCTAGGTCTTCGTCGTCTGTGACGTAGCTGCCACAAACGTGGTCTACCGGGCCAACCATGGCCCATTCAAGCTCTCCGCAGTAAGGGCGTGCGAACACACCCGCGTTGATACGTTCGCCAACGCCAAGGCGGCGGCTATTATTGCTGTCAAGCACCAGTGTCATTGTGTTTCTTTTTTGTGTTTAGGCCAGTTGGCCGAGAGTCTGTGTTTTCGGGTCAAGACGTTGTAAACCGTAACGTCCGACACGTTCATCACTTTTGCGATTTGGGTATTGGCGCAACCGCCGTTAAACTTCAAGCTGAAAATCTTGGAAACATCCTTTTCTTCCAGCGGGTCTCGTCTGCGCTTTGCGTCGAGCATGGCCTCAACCTTGCTGGCGTTGCCAGAGATTAGCTTGTGGTACTTGGGCGAGAGCCGGGATATGGCGGCGAAAAGCGAGTGGAGTGCGTTCATTTCGTGCGCAGTTCAAAGCGGGGATCGCGGGAGGCATAGGCAATCGCTTGGTCAATCGCTCGCCCCGGCGTGATGCCATGGATGTTCTTCCATGCCATTAGTACGTCCTCAGTTTCCTGCTTCACGAATGGCCCGCACTTGAGCAGGCGCACCCGCTTGATACCGTTCTCGGGCTTCGGCCCGCGTTTGCCGCAGGGCTTCTTCCCTTTGCGCTCGCCAGGGGCGGGCGTAATTAATTCCGTCAGAGCGTCGTCGGTTATGGTGCTCATGCGCGTGCCCGGTATTCAAGCATCGCGTCAGCATGAAAGTAACAATCAGCAGCTACCTCGGATATCGTCCAATTAAGAGCATGTTTGTTCGCCATCATGCCAGCCAAAGCCTGCCCCGCGAAGTAGTCGCGTAGGGACATGCCAAGATGGTCGTGATATATCTCGCCGGTACTGGTCATTTCGTTGTGCGGAAACGCCGATCCTCCGTCTTTGGTTATGGTGCTCATGCGCGCGCCTCCCGGTAATCGTCGTCTTGGTCGGGGATCAGGGGCGACGTGTAAACGACGCAGCGGCTCAAATCGTAGTCGATCCGCATGTCGTCTAGCCCCCTGATAATCTCAGCGAGAGGTTCGATTCTCGATGCCTCCATCCACATTTCCATACGAAGCCTCCACTGCTCCCCATCTACGGGGATCGCGGCGGCGTGGTGAATTAGTGCCATCTGTCTAGTGTTCATATTGACTGTTTTTTGGGGGTGTGTTATGTTTTCGCTATGCCAGAAGTTGATCTGTTCGGTAATCCTTTTTCGAGGAACGTGCCGATTCAAACAAAATCGGAGAAGCCGGTGAAGAAAGTTGAGCTTGCTTGCTGGGATGGTGTGATGCGGCCTTACGTCGTGATCAAAGAGAGCCCTACGTTCACGACCATCCTCAACCGCGATTGATAGAGCGTGAGCCGAGATCAGTTTTGGTTTCGTGTTTTGTTGCTGTCGCACGTTGCTTGTTTTTAGAACTGAACGGTGAAGTGAGCGCCGTCGAAGAGTCGTCGAGCGAACGCATCTCCCATCTTCCCGGCCCACCACTTGCGATCTTTGTTCGTGGTCGTGATACAAGGTTTGTTCGTTCGATAGACCCAATCGTAGAACGCGAACAGAAGCGCGCCCTGACTCTCGAACTGCCAATTGATTTTATCAACGTCGTCCACCATCAGGATCTTTTGGTGCTCGTAGCTGCGAAAGAATTCATCGGCTTCGTTGCATCTCTCGTACCTCTCCAGCTCGGTCACGAGACGCCGCACCGGGAACCAAGCGAAGGCTTTGTTCTCGCGGACGTAGAGCCGACCAAGAGCCGACCATGCGGCGCGTGTCTTTGCCGTCTCGGCCCCGCCGATAGCGCAGGGACCGGGAAACGATCCGTTCCACTTCGCGACAGCGTCGAAGGCGTCGGGATTCGGGAGCTTGTCGCGGTCGATCTTGCTCGCGAATTCCACCGGGCAGATTCGCTTAAAGAGCGCGAGTCGCTCGCCTTCGGGCGTGAAACGATACGGCAGATCGACCGTTTCCGGGAGCGTGGAGCACGCGGCGAGGAACGGAGCACGCCAGCCGGTTTTAATCATGTTCTTGTTTGCCGTGATTTGCGTCCGTCACGGCGTCGGATTTTTTAGGGAAAGGTTTGCGGAGCTGCTTCGCTACTGCGTTCTGCGACCAGCCGGTTGCGCGGGAGATTGCCGCTCCGCTGATTCCTTCGGCGCTCATTTCGTGGAACATGGCGATAGTCTCTGGCGGAATACGGCGACCAGAATTTAGGGACTCGCCCATTAGAGGCCCACCGCCTTCGCGCATCAGGCGCGGTCCGTGACGAGCAACCATGTCGAGCATACGCTCGATTGGGCTGTCTTCGCGGTCTAGGTTGTAGATCATAGGTCGTTTTTTTCTTCTGTTGCTGCTTCGTCTGCGCGACACTCGAACTGCGACTTGAGTAATTCTAGGCGGCGCTTGGCTGCGTTGCCGCTACCCGTGCCGTTTAACGCGGCAAGCTGCGTGCGGATAAGCGCGTGCAGCCGAAACGGGTTTCGTCTCGCAAGGTTGTGGCGCTGGAAGCAGACGACTACGCCCGGGAAGGTGTAGGTTGTCATTTTGCGGCCCACCTTACTCTTGCCGCTTTGCGTGCGATTCGGGTGCGCTGCTTAGGCGTCAGCTTCTCCGCCCGAGCGATTCCGCCCATGCGGGCGACTTGGATAATTGTTTTGGACATGGATGGACAAAACACAGAAATAAATATGCTTGCAAGATAATAAAATAACGTGATTTTATCCGTGCATGAACTCGCCATCGTTGGTGGATACGTCAAAAGACATTCTTAGTGTCGGGCTCGCAACCTGCGACAACTGCAACCGCACGGAACTGCGTTGCGAAATGTTCCCGCACGGTCGCGGCATGTACTGCATCGGCTGCGAACAAATTTGGGATGAGTCGCATCCGGTGCGGGACTTTAGCCGATGCTCGAATTGAGCGGGAGCGTCCGATAGGTTCAGTTGTCGTCGGCTTCGTCTTTCACCTGGCGCACAAACGGCCAAATCACGAGCATCGCGGTCGCGAAGATCACGATCATAAAAAGCCCACCGATCCAGCCGAATGCGCGCCGGAGGGTGTTCATCGGTTCCTCCCCATTGCAGATAAAATCCTACGGGAATACGCCAGGGTGGCGGCCTTATGATGCCCCCTCGGGCCTCCATTGTGGATGCGGGCCAACGTAACAACATCCCCGCGCTCCCATGCTTTTGGAGCGTATCGTTTGTAATACGCAGTCGCCACCCTACGGGCGTAGCTCAAATCGGCCACCCGCTCAAATGGTCCCGGCACGCGACTTTCTCGGTGAAAGGCTCTGTGAAGTTGCAGGGGTCCCAGGGCTTGAGGCCGACCATTAACGTAGTCTCCGAGGATCCGCCCGTGACGACCGCTACTTTCTACGTGGTGCAAAGCCTTCCAGTAGATTTCCGGTGGGGCGGCCTGCGCCGTGCATGTCAGCGCAAAAGCTAACAGGATATTTTTCATTGGTTGTTTTTGGTATTACAATACCTCGGAGAAGATTCAAATTATCCGAGGTTGCGTTTTCGTTACGTCACCACACTGAAACCTCGTTTTCGAGAGCACAAGCTAATTCGTGATGTCTCTTTTGCAATCGGTAGGTTACCAACCAAAATGCTTTCTATTGAAAGCTGGGGAAAGGCAATGCGTTCTTTCGTCCCCCGAATAGTCGTGTACATTTAGGGGGACACTTTGCAGCGATGCAGTGCGTTCGGTAGTCAAGTCTCCCCGACTAGCCATGAGGGAGATTCCATGCGCCAGGTGGGCGGATGTCTCCTATTTGCCTACTGCATTCCGGGAAAGGTTGTTCCATCCCCGTTTCAGCATCACTTCCTCCCCTGACTGAGCCTTTGAGGCTAGTTCCATGCCTTGCTCCCTCGAATCTCCCTAAGTTGGGGCAAGGACTTGTCGTGATGCCTAGCAGCTAACTTTAACAGCATTTAGGCCGTCCGGTGCTAGTGTGCTGATACGTTGCCGGAACCAACGGCTAGGATTGGGGCAAGAAAAGGCCCCGGCAAGCCTGCACAGCTTCCGGGGCTTACTGGGGTAAAAAACCAAACCCAGCAAAATCATTCGGCTGTGCAGGCCGCATTCCTAACAAGCGGAGTATAGCACAGATTTTCCGCCGCTTGTCAACTCATTTTAGGGGATGGTGCGGCCAATCTGATCTTCGATCAACAGCTGTTCCCACGGGGTCAAGTCAACTTCCTTGCCGTCCAAGTCAATCACTGAGTCGATTGAGATGTCCCACTGGCCCGGCCCGAATGGAGAGTCCCTGGAGTCTGTATTTGGCGTTACGGTGCAGGCAACGACCACTGCAAAGAGATCATCATCGCGTGTGAGCTCAATTTCAATTTTGCGGTACACGTTGCAGGGTGTGCTTTAAAGTGCGTTAAAAAACAGGACGGCGAAGACTAGGCCAACGGCCATGCAGGCGAGGGTTTCGAGGACAAATTTAACGACGGCTTTGGAGTTCATGGGCTGGGGTTGGGGATTAGGCGGCGACGGGCTGCTGGCGGGAGACCTGTCGTGCAAGGCACAGGGCCAGCCGCTGGGCTGCCGGATCGCCAGTCTGCATGAGTTCGGGGAGCGTTGCGCGGTCGCCGATTCCGTGACGCGCCTGAAAAGCCGCGATGCCAGGGGAGCAATACCCAAGGGAGCGAGCATCGTCTACTGTCGCGACTGCATTGCGGCACAGCCGGGCGATGAGTTGCAGGCGGCGCGTGGTTTTTCTGCTCTCGGCGGCGGCGGCGGCCTCGCGGCGTCTGATGGCGAGCTTTTTTACCAACCCCGCCTCAGAGTGGGCGCGGGATCGGGTCGAGTGGTAGCAGGTGCCCCCAAATTCTGCAGCATACGCGATCCAGCCGCTCTCGCTCGCGAGAGCCTTGCCCTTTGCCCGCACCCAAGTGCACTCCCCTGCTGGGTTGAGGGAGATTAGCGGCAACCCCTCGGCGGCGGATGCGATGCGGATGCGCTCCGACTGCATGAGATGCGGGGCCGTGTCAGCAGAGAGGGTGATCAGGTGCTTTGCGTCCCTCTTGCGGTAACGGCAGGAGCGGGAGTATTGATCCCCATCGCCTGTGGTGGTGCGGGCGCAGGCTTGCTCGCCCCACTGGGCGGCGATCGTGGTCGCTCCGCTGTAGCTCCCGCCAAGTCGACGCGCGATGTCGCGGGCGTGGCCCAGGGCGAAGTCGTGCAGGTTCTTGGCCTTCTCGCGGCGCGCCTTAGGGGTTGCGGAGACGATCGCGGCGGCGGCGGCGCAGCGGACCCTGGCGTCGAGATATGCCTCGGCGCAGGCGTGCACCTGCTGGGCATCGCCGCTATCTAGCGTTTCAATCGCCCGCGAACGGGCGCGGTCTGCCTCGGTTCGGCGGGCGACCTCAGTGATGTGTTTTTTCAAGTCTGAACTGGCGGTGGTGTTTTTCATTATGTGTTTTTGTTTTTTGTTTCCTGGCACCCCGAAGCCCCGCCCCGTGAAGGGCAGGGCAAGGGGTTGAGGGTTGGGTGAATTTCAGACCGGGCACAGGTGCGAGAGACCCGAGCTCTGGTATCGCTCCCGCAGGCAGGCTGCAGCCTCGTCCCAAGACAGACCATCGCCTTCGGCGCAGGCGCGAAAGTAGACGCGGAGCGAGATATCACCATCGCGGCAGGACCGAGCGTAAAAGGCAAATTCGTCGCTCTCCTCGGTCGCTTCCTCGAGTATTGTTTTTAGGTTTTTCATCGTGTGTTTTTGTTGTTGTTGTTGTTTTGCACCGCCTTAACCCCGCCCCGGCGAACCGGAGGCAGGGCAAGGGGTTGGGGGTTGGGTTGGGTTGGATTACTTGGCGAGGGCGGCAAATATTGCCGCTTTGCATTCTGCGTTTGTCGGAGGGTGGCCTAGCTTTAGGGCAAGGCGATTCCAGAGGGTTTGGGGATTTGTATTCGTAACTGTGAACGTGATTTTCATAGGGTTTTAGATTAAACGAAGTTTCGGAATCCATCGCGCAGCCCCTGAGGGTTTGCTCCGGCCCGCTCGAGCGCAATCAAAATCACTTGCGCCACTGTGCGGTCACCCCGGCTAAATTGTGCCAGGATTTGACCGTAGCGTCCATAATGGTTTTGCGTTGTCGCGATGGAGGATTCGATTTTTTTCACAAGTGGACGAAAATCGTCCGCAAGGCCTTGAACTAGCGTTTCCTGTTTTTCGGTCAGTTGCGTCAGTGTGCTCATGTGTTTTTGGTTTGGTTCAGTTTGAAAGCGCCACAGCGTTGGCCTTCGACGTTTTCGATCCATGCGGGTTAATCCAGATGGAAGGTTGACGCGCTTTGCTTAGTCCGGCGCAAAGCTTGCATGAAGCACAGGAAATTCCCTTAGTTTCCGAAAGACATTCCAAGCTTTCCACTGGTTTGACCGGCGAAGCATGAAAGGTCCGAAACCCTAAGCCTTGCGCCATACGAAAGGATGATTCAGTCTCCGTTGATGCCATAAAGAATTTGGCATACTCGGCTGCAAATGGATTCGTTTTCCAGTCATGGAAATACCCGGTCCACCCCGCCGAAACCCTTGCAATGGCCTTCACGATCGAAACAGGCAAAAGCGACGGGTTTCCGTATGCTCCAAACCGGATTTTCCGGCCGGCGAAAACCGCGGAGTAGTCCACAGGATTCAAAACCGGGTAAATGCCGCGGTGGAATCCACGCCAAACCGACAAGGGCGCCTGTCCAACATTTACATAGCATCCATTTCCAGATGCAAATGGACAATCTTTGCAAACCGTCGCAGCGTCTAAACCGGTTCGTACAGCGTCAACTGGTGAAACATCTCGAAGCAAAAACCAGATCTGAACCATATCACCAGTTTTCCGGTTTTCGCTCGTTAGTGTCGCAACGGCAATGTAGGCTTTTCCGTCAATGGTTGATTCGTGCAGCAAATAGCCTGTCGGCTTTATGTTGGATTTCATGAGTGTTTTTCTCGGCGAGGTATTCGCTCGATTGCCTGTCAATAGATGATGCTCTATTGATTGCAAGCATCTTTTTTGGGAAATCGCATTTTCACCCATGAGAAATAATTTGCGTGCTGCGCAAATGCTCACGCAATCCGTGCCCGTTTGCGGCCAATCTCCGGCCACTAAATGCGCGCACCATGCGCTAGCCATGGCCATGCCCTTCGATGCGTCAGGCTAACCCAAGGGCTAACCAGGACGCTAACCGTCAGGCTAACCCATCCACCCCCCCCTAGGCTAGGCTAAGTTAGTTAGGTGGGGCTAACATTCTTAGTGCAGGCCAAGAGTCTTAGGCAAGGCTAAGTATGCTGCGCTAGGTTGATAGTCTTAGGCTAGGCTACGCAAAGCAAGTGCATGTCGAGTGTCCCGGGAGTCGCGTGCGTGAGGGGAGGGAGGGGAGGGTGGATGGGTTAGCCTGACGGTTAGCCTGACGGTTAGCGTCTTGGTTAGCCCTTGGGTTAGCCTGACGCATCGCAGGGCATGGCCATGGCTA